CTACCATCTTTATCGACCGCCCACTTATAACGATCTAACTCTTTAATTAAATTAATACTTCTTTTCGTTACTGAGAATTTAACACCTTGCATCTTCTGAATACCATTCATAATCGAGTCGCTTCCTTTCTCAGCACCTTGTACTCTCATTCCTAAGTTCTTCAATTCCTGAATACTTTTAGGTTCTGAACTATCAAAGAAAGTGTAAACTGTGTTGTCTAAGTTTAAAGATTTAAACGTGTTCCATATCTGTGGATTTGTCAAGTCTGTTTGGTATAATACTTCATCAAAGATATATCCACCGTTATAAGTGTAAATGTCTGTTAATGTTGTTGGATCGTTAGTGTAACCAAAATCCCCACCTCTACCAACTAAACGAGCATCTTTAGGTATCGAATCTATTTTATCCCACGTTTCAAAAACAACACCTTGTAAAGCACCAACTTGACCCAATCCATAAACTCTCCAAAGATTTGCGTAGTATTCATTTTTGATTGATCCATCTTCATTGTAGCCTTTAGACTTATATCGAAGTATATCGTTTCGCTCGTTAATGTCTAGCAGTTCATTGTCTACAAAAGTTAATTCTAAATAACTTACATCATCATCAGGAAGTACATCTGTATGAATGAAAAATTCACAGTCAGGATTGTAATCGGCATATACTTGCTTTGCCCTACTTGCTACTTGTCTATAAGATTCAAAGTCGCATTTGTTTACCTCATTGAAATATGCAACATCGGATCGCAAACCTTTACCAACATCTGACTTATCTAGACCTAAAAACTTAATGAATGAACCGTTAGGAAATCTGTATAAAGTACCAGCTATAAAATTACGATCATCATATAACCCAGCCAACTTCATAACCTTTACAAAGTCTTTAATGACAGTTAATCGCATCTTAGTTAACTCTGCTGAAATAATTAATATCTCTTTGTCAGGTTTGCTTGATGCGTGATTAATCAGGAGAATAAGAATGGATATTGTTTTACCAGCACCTTGCCCCCCTTGAATAACTTTAACACGTTTTTTAAGACTTGCTATCTTCCGTAAACTTGTTGTCTGCTGAATCATCTAATGGATCTAGATTTAAAATACTTACAGAAGTAGTTACTGTTGTTTCGGTTGTTTCTTTTAAGTTGTTTAATCGTTGCGTGATGCTTGGATTGTACTGTCCTACCATTCCACCTTCTATTTGATCTCGTCTAATTGATTGCTTTATACGTGAACAGATGGGTGCATAATCGCTATATCTTTCATCTTTATTTTTAAAATAATCTCCTAAGTCTGAAATAATTCCAGCATCAAAACAATAACATTCAAAACCTTCCATTGTCAAAGGTCTTTCAAGAAGTTCGTATTCAGAAGCTCCATCTTTACCTACAAAAACGTGCTTCTTTCTAGGATTACTTTTCGTTTCTATTTTATATTCTTCAAATAAATCAAGAAGTATATCAGGAGTTTCTATATACTTTTTTCTACCCATTAATCAATTCAATTAAAAGTTGTCTACTTGCATTATGTGGAATAGCGATTGCTCTTTCCTTCAATAACGCTTTAAGTTTTTTCACGTTGTAATTATCGATCGGATTTGAAGCATAAACTATCTCAGTTTTTAACACCTCTTTAACCTCTTTAGTTTCGTAATAGTTAATGAAGTTACGAATAATATTACACGCTAAAATAAAACAGTTAGAACAGTTTAAAGATAGCACCTTTCCAGTGATCGCTTGGTAGATTGTCTGTAAATGGATTCGTTCATCCTTATCCCATTTTACATAGTTAGAAAGTATCTTATCTCTAAGTACTTCTAGTGATTGTTTGCCTTGAATATTTAATTCCATATCTTATCGTAAATTGTAGCCAATATAAAAACGGCTAGTGAATAAATAATATTTTCGTTTGTAAAGAATAAAGTAATAATTGAAGTCCAAAATGTGAAACAAGGGAAGCAATCTATTAACTTTATACTTTTAAATTGATCTAACTTTAATACAGATTTTATTCTGTAAGATAGTGATAATTCTCTTAGTAAAACTAAACTAGTAAAAAATGATATTATAATTGTATTCATAAATTCAATATTATTTTCTTATTTTTCATTGCTTCAATAACCGTTTTAAAGTCGTATCTAATAAAAGCCAGTTCAACATAGTTATTATAGGTCACAATACGATGCCCTACTTTAATCGTAGGAAGTGGACTAACCAATATACCATCAACAAAAACTGCATCTGGTATGTACTTCTTAACTTTAACCTCTAATTGTTGCATATCAGTTCATAAATATAATCATAATTTTCACATCGAATATCATGGTAGACAATTAATTCAATCCATTGGAATACCTCAACTATCATTTCTTAGTCTTAAATGTACTGTAATTTGCTACAATATAGATGACAAATTCGTGCATAAATACGCTATCCTTTTCACTTCTATACCATTCGATAGCAACTTTATGAAGGTCTGACAAAGTACCGTGCTTAGTTACTATGTTCTTTCTATTGGGCAAATCTAATATCGGCTGGATTAACATAGTTCTTTATTTTTATAATTTTTGAATATTTAGGTATATCAATTCCATGTTCTGACATTTTACCATCTCTTTTTTTTATCTTTTTGAAGTGATAAGTATAACCTAAATAACCATCTTTTCTAGGTGCAATATAATAGATATAACCTATTTCTTTTTCAGTTCCATAATCTCTACTTTCCCAAGTTACTTCAACCATTTGACCAACTTTAAATTTGCATCTTTGAACTCGTTTATTTGAAAGTTCTTCAATACTTTTATAAAAGTTATATTTTAATTGTTTTTCTAATATGTCAATATCAGTTAACATAGTTCTTTATTTTCTTTCAACCATAAATCAATAACTACTTTAGACTTTTCTAAATCGGTTTTAAACTCCCCTTTTTTTTCAGCTCGTTCCAATCTTTTAACGATGTCAAATAAATAACTTGACCACCCTCTTTCTTCTGCAACCTTGTAAAGTGTTCCTTTATCGTTGTTATAATGTTTCGGTATATTCATTTCTTTTCCTTTTATATCTAGCGTAGATGTACTCCAGTAGTCAGTAGCACCTACCTTGTTGAATGTATCACCAACTAACACGAAGCCTTTTGTAATATGCTTATCTGTGTAAGTTACTTGGATTATCAACTCAGTAGTTTTACTTTTCGCTATTATATTTTGCTTACTTTCCATGCGTTCAAACTATTAAAATACTTCTCCTCACCTTGTGGATTAACCCAACATTTTCCCGATAAATTAACCTCAACTTCCAACATATCCCCTATGTTAATATCGTTAATCAATGTAACTTTGTCTTTAGTTAGTTGAATTAAGATGTCATTCGAGAAAGCACCATCTACAACTGTTAAGACGAATTCTCGCTTTGAGAATGCTTCTGATACTATTTGAGTATCTTTTTTTACTTTTAATGCTCCTGTAATTTTCATAACTTTTTAGTTTAATTTTTTGTAAATATAGTTAATTATCTTTAACTAATACCCATTCACAACCATATTTTTTTATTTGTTCTCCTCTAAATTTCTGCAAAGGTTTTAAAGTATCTCCTTTTTCTTTACATTCAATAAATATAGGCTTTTCATTTTCTTTCAATGCTAGTAAATCTGCTATACCATTTTTATTAGTTCGTGTTAAATTGATGACAAAATAACCGTTACTTTCTAAATTCTTAATCGTTAATGTTTGAAGTTTTGAAGCCATTATAAAGTTTTTTTAAATTGTGATTCTGTGAAATTCTTTTTGTTTTTAACTACATTGTGTATTTTTTCAGTTAAACTGCCTTTTGGATAAACAAAATAAACATTATTTTCTAATCTGTTAATGGTTGTTAGCCTATCAATTGATTGTATAAAATTAGTTCCTGAGAATCCAAAGTTATAAAATACTAAACAATCTGCTGAACTCAAATTAATACCCATAGCATTTGAATATTGTTGACCTATGTATGTTTTATCTGAATTATTAAATTCCTCAATATCGGTTGTATAATTTTTAAATGTTTCTTTTAATAGTTCAAATTCTGCAATATAATAATAAAATATTGCTATCTTTTTATCTTTAAATTTATCTCTTATAAATTCAGCCTTTGAATAATCTAAAACTTTTGTATTTCCACTTTCAAATTTAATCGTTCCATTTTCTAACTGGTGTATCTTTTGCATTAATTTTGATCCAGTATCTGCGAGTATAACTTCCTCTTTACCTTCAATAACTAAATCTTTTTTTAGTCTTTTAATTAGTGTTTCGTTTACTTTTTCACAATGTAAAACATTTATATTTACTTTCGATTTAAAACCTGAATCTTCCTGAGTGTATTTAATTGTATATTCATCAATAATTGGATTGATTAAATTCATTTTAGCATCTGAATAATCTTTAACAACTCCATATCCTAAATGTTTCTCAGTTACATTTACAAATGTTTTCGACCATTTATAAAAATTACCATACTCTTTAAACGGTGAGTAATAAGACACCCAAAATTGGTGAAATATTTGTGAGCCACTTTCTGTTGACATTGTACCACTTAAAAAAATCATAGGTAAATACGAATATTTTAATTTAAATAGTTTTGTTCTGTTACTAGGTTTTGGAAAAGCCCCATTTCCGTGATGTTCATCCGAAATAATCAAATCAAATTTATCTTCAATCTTATGCAATGATTCTGCATTTACGATAGTTATATTAAATATAAAGTTAAAGTTGTTGTAATCGTCTTGAATTGAACTAATCGCTTTCTTTTTAGTTATAAATAAAACATTTTTAGCATTGTATAATTTAGCCACGTTTAAAGCTGTTAATGTCTTCCCAGTTCGAGGTTGCATATTAAGATATACTATCTTTTTATCTTTTAATATTTCATTTGCTTTACTAGATAATTCTATTTGATAATCTCTTAATTTTGGTAGAACTTTCTTTTGATTTTCATTTTTTAGAGTGAATCTTAAAGTTGTATTTTCATTGTGAAATTTTATAAACTTATCTCTAAATTCAAAATCATTAAATAAAGTAACTGAATCATCATAAACAATATTTTCATAGATTGATTCAAAATTATAATTATTTAAGAAAATAAACTTTTCTACGATATTTGTAAAGTCTAAATTGTGATGGTCTATATTAATATCTTCCCATTCATTAATTACTTTATTTGATATTTCACATTTAGTAACCCCTTTAATAAAATCTTTTTTGAATGTAATTATTTCATTATGTATTGAGTTTCTAAATGCTTTAATTACCTCAGCCTTTTTATTAATTGATAAAGGAAAATTAACTGATATAGATATTTCATTTAAGTCTTCATCAATAATATGTAAACATTCTGAATTTTTACCCCATTCTGTTTTGTTTCTTTTAATAAAACCAGTACATCCATTATTAAATTTTTCATTATAATTTGGATGTAATTTAAAATATTCATTTAAATATTCAAAATCTGAGCCAGTATCTAATATTTCACCAACTATTAAAATATCTTTTATCTCTTTTGCTAATGTTCTTTTTTGTGTAATATTCATAGTTCTTTAATATAATTTTGAATACTTTGTCTTGAGACTCCTATTAATTCTGCTACTTCCGAACGGTTAAAGTCTGGATTTTCTTTATAAATCTGTATTACTCTTTCTTTTTTAGTTAATGCTTTATTTTTACTTAAAGTTTCTTTATACTCATTTACCTCAGTACTATTAATCTTTATCTTTTTAGCCATTGAAATAAAGTATTTAGATAACTTTTCCGCTTTTAAAATAGATTCTTTAGTAATAAAATATAAAGGTTCATTCTTATCATTATCAAAAACTTGCAAAGTATTAATCATTAAAGCAAAACGAGGTATATAAGACTTTTGTTTCGGTAACATTGATTTCATATATTCATTTTCATCTTCTGAATTTTGAATAGTTGTTATCTCGTTAAATATTCTTTTTAATTCTTCCTTTGCATCTGAATTAAAGCGAGCAATAATAGGTATAATTTCTCCATCGTTATCAGTTTTAAGTACTTTCTTAAATGATTGAAATAAAGTAATAATATAATTTTTATACCATTCTAATATTTCTTCATCCATTTCTTCATCGTTCCATTCTTCAATCTTTACATTTGGAAACGATGTTAAAACCCTATCTATAAAACCGTTATCTTTATTTTCAATAGTAAATACCTGACTCAATACACTTGGCTGAATACCTCCTAATATTGGAATAATTGGGCTTGAAACAAAGTTAGATTCGCTAGTTTTTCTATTTAATGCAATTGCTTTATTTGACCAACTAGACAACCAAAATTCAAGGTCTGAACCAGCTCTGTATTTATTCATGTCTTTAAACCATCCTGCTAACTCATCTTTCATTACTGCTATACCATTCTTATTTTCTGAATGAAGTTGTACAAGTGCCTCTAAAGTAATATCAGAAACAATAAACTGGCTTTTAATCGGTTGCTCAATATGTTCTGTTTCTGCTTTCTCTTTTTTAGTCAAAGCATTATATTCGTTAAATCTTTGACAATTTTTAGCATATTTTTTAATCTCTAAATTATTTAAGAAATTTAAAGGATAAGTAATAATATCTAAATTGTGAGATTTACCAACTCCAGCCTTTCCAACAATAGCCAACCAAATATTAACACTTTCAATCCATCCTTTTTTTACCTCACACTTTACAGTATTCCCAATAATAATAGACATTAACCAAAGCATAGAACAACCCATATAATCAATAGAACTGCTTAATGTACGATTACATTCTAACATATAATTCTGAATAGAAGTAGGGAATATTTCAATAGGAAAAACTAAATCTTCTTGTTTAATTTCAATCTGTCTTTCAAGTTGTTCTACTTTCTTAACTATTCTACTTCCAAAACCTTTTGAATAAATATCCTTTGATGCTTCCTTAAAATCTCCATTAAAATATTTATAAGTAAATACTTGAAATGGACTTAATAAAGTTTCATTTGGATAAATTGTTCCTGTTGAAAAAAGAAACATAAAGCCAGTATCATTAAAGATATATCCTGAATGCTCAGAAGTTGCTCCATGTCTTTTAATTACATTCTTATTTTTTAATCTTCTTACAATAGTAAATTCAGATTCTATTAACTCCCATACTGTGGTTTTTTCGTTAAAATCATCCCATGGTTTAATTTCATTTTCATTATACTCAGTAACTTTCTTTACTACTTCATTAACTGGATTCTCTGTAATAATATCTTTTTTACTATCAAAGTATTTTGAAACTCCAAATAAAACCTCTCTATCATGAATTGATATAGTTTGAATTTCTGAATAACTTAATTTACTTACTTTACGTTCATAAATAAAAACATAACCGCCAACACCTCTAGTTTCAATAATAGCCTCTTTACAGTCGCTTAAAGTTGCTATTTTTTGATTACCTCCAACTTGTTCACATCTATAAAGAATATGATAACCATTTGAAACAGTTTTATAGATCACAAATTTATCTTCAAAATCTGCTATATTGTCTTGTAGAAAAGATAAATATTCATTCCAAAACTCTGTTTGTTTTTGAAGTGTTGGAAGTACCTTTAAATCAATATCAAATACTTCTAAACCATTATACCCAGTACAAAAACCTTGACCTTTAGTAGATTCTAATTCATATGCTTCTTCAAAAGCATCTTTTGTAAATGGTATTTCTTGTCTAATCTTCCAAGGAATGTTTGGAATTTTCTTTTCTCCAATTGTGATTACTGAGTAACCATCGTCTAGAAATTTTTTTAACTTACCTAATTCTAATTTCATTTAACTGCACTATTTTAAACGTGAAAGGCTTGTTAACTTTCGGAGTGCAGTCCTACTAATCAACAAGCCATTTCTAATAATTTCTTTAATATCTCTGCACTGATATACGAGTACAAATCTAACTATAATATTTAAAACAACAATATTTTTTTGTTATTTATATTAATTTAAAATAGTGTAAAGTAGGTGTAAAGCAAGTGTAAAGAATTGTAAAGCAAGTGTAAAGTAATTTTAATTGATTATCAATGTTTTAACTCAAAAACTTTACACTTTACACTTTTTGAAAATATTTTTTTTATTTTATTATTTTTTT